AACAAGTATTTTAATTCCTTTTTCAATATTTCTATAAAAAAATGGTTGAGCTTTTTGAAATTTAGTTCCTTCTTCTACAAAACCACTATAAGGCGCATTTGAAAATACAGTTATATCATTTTCTTTTGGCTCAAATCCAACATTGTTTCTTAAGTTCCCTGTATCAACTGGCGCACTTCTTTTTATATCTCTAGACATTAAAGCACCAGCGGTGTACATTTCTTTTTTAAGTCCGCTTTGGTCAATACTTTTTAGAGCGTGAAATTTCCTTTGCAGTTTATTTACATCATTTTGATTTAACTTAATCATTTTAATCTTTTTTTGTAGCCTCTATTGTAGTGTAAAAATCTTGGACGTCGTCATATCTGTTGTTAATCCTGTACAACCCTGATACTCCTTCAACCTGAAGCAAATCTCCGTCAAGTATTTGGTCTCCAGTTCGTTTTCTACAGCGAACTTCAATAGATACATATCTATCACGCTTTCCATTTTGTGTTGTTATTTCTCCTGATGTTTCTTTTACTTCTGCCCAAATTGTATATTCAGTCGCAGTTGTAGCAGTAAAACCACCAAAGTTATCACTGCTTTTAGTTTGTCTTTTTACTAATACCCTTGTATTTAAGTTTCCTACTTGCATTAAATAAACATATTTTTATATGAATCTAAAATATTTCTAACATTTGTTGGCACCTCATTAAGAGTTACTCCGACCACAAAATCACTTCTGTTGTCATAATATGTTGCCACAAGTTGTGATAATGCTTGTTTTAATAAACTATCATCTTGTCCACTTGTTACATAGGTAATTTTAACTTCTTTAGATGGCAGATTATTTAAAGCAATAATTTTATCATCTAAACCATAAGTTTCATAATCTGTAGTGGCAGTTCCCTCAACAGTTATTGAACTAATAGAAGCTACTGGTGAAAAAGGTAAAACAAATCTTTCATTAACACTTGCTAAATATAAAGTTCTATTTTTAGCTACTATGTCTCTTGATATATAGTTTTCGCACCATATTCTAGCTTGTGTTATCATTTGACCGATGATTGTATCATCAGCTGTTGTATCAACCCTAATAAAATCTTTTGCCTCTGAAGTAGTCAATATTTCACTACCAGTAGTGGAATTAATTTTTATTTGAGTATGAAATGTATTTAAAGGTTCAGAAAAATATGCCATTATTTTTTAGATTTAGTTATTCTTTTTGATACTTTTTTTTCTTCTTTAGTTTCTTTAACAATCTTTTCTTCTTTATGTTTTACCGCAATATTTTTAGAAATGTATTGTCTTGCTGTTTTATCATCAACATCAATAACTTCATTTTCTTTTCTCCAACCTTTAGAAGAATAAACATCTTTTAACATTTTTACTTTCATAACATTTTATTTTAAACAAAGATAAAAAAAATGCACCACAAGTATTTTTGCAGTGCATTATACAAAAGAGAATTAATTAAAGTCAAAGTTATTAAAATATTTTGAATAATCATTTTTCAAACTTAATCTTACTGCCATTCTTTTACCATCATTTTTAAAAATAAAAAAACCATCAAATTTCTCTACCCATATTGCAAAATAATCTACATCTTTTTTTTTATAACTATTTTTCCATTGTATATGAACAGTTTTCCTATTTTTTTGATAATCTTGAGTTGTTGATTTTATTTGGACACGATACATATTGTCTCCTGTATCAGCTATACAATCATAAAAAGAAGTATGGAGTAGGGGGTAAGAAACTTTTATATCTCGTTTAAGACATTCAATACCGAACTTATATTCAGCAATACAACCCTTGGAATTGCTATCCACGAAAATAAAGTTACAAAAAAAGTGGCTAACCGAAATTAACCACTTAATTGACTAAACTAATTAAAAACTAATTAAATGAAAAACAATGTTAAAGAATTAACATATACTATAAATTAAAGTTATTCTTTTCTAATAAATCTTCCAAATTCCCCAAGGCTCTCCAGGCTACTTTTGCATCGTGATAAAGACCATCATCATCTAAATTACCACACTGGGTTAAGTGCCTCGATAAAGCGTCTAAATTGTCTTGAGATTTTGTTCTGTCCCAAAATAGTTCTTTGCCAGGATTATGTTGGTCATTTCCAATTTTACTAACTAAAGCTACATAAGCAAGAGCTTTTGGAAAGTATTTTATAACCCCACTATAAATCGGAAAGTTTTTTCGTTTCTTGTGCTTGTTCTGTTCCATTTAGCTTATCTAATTCTGTTTCTATTATATTTAGCTCACTGCATATTTTAAGCGCATCTTTTAGCTTTAATTCTGCGCAGTAAAACACTTTGTGATGTAATTTATTTAAATCTTTTTTAATTTCCCCTAATGACATAAAATAAAAAGTGTGTTAGCATTATCATCCAAAATGTAAATTGAGGTAATCCCCAGCAAATATATTTTATAAATCTTTTTTGCCATTCTTTATCTACTGGCATATTTACGTCTCTTTGACTTGCTTTATATATTGTTTTCATTATGGTAAATAATAAGTTAGTGTTCCTATAATTCCTAGTATAATAAATATTACTGTATAAGTAATAAAAGCCCATTTAATCATCTCTTTTGTTTTCATAGTTTTATTTTAAAAAAGATGCTGCCCGTTCAAACTAGACTTACTAAATTCCTCACTAGGATAATAATCCATTGTTGATATCGGTTTTAGTGTTTTGGTTTTACTACAGGTTATCAGCATCTGTGTTATTTTAAATATTTTTTAATATTGATTTACAATCATTAAAGGGTTCTTCGTTTAAAGTTGTACCCATTAACATAATAGCTAATTGTTTTCTTTGATATTCAGGTAAAGACCATAAATCTTTTACTAAATCTTGTAATTCTTGTTTTGACATTGTATTCTCCATTGTTTTTGTTTTTAATTATACAGCTAATATATAAACTATTTTTTAAATAACAAAATATTTTTACTTTTTTTTAATAAATTTTGTATTATAGGTTTTTTGTTATATGTTTGGGGTATGAGAAAAGTAAATTTAAAAGAATTAGATAAAATCCTTAAAAAAGGTAGTTTCACAGAAGTAAGGGGTCCAAAGCCCAATTCTTATGAATATAAACAAGCTAGAAATGGTTTGAATAACAAAAAACTTTGGCAAGTAATATAAAAAAAGGGGCATAAAGCCCCTTTAATTAATATACTACTCGATTAACTACGGAGTCTCAAGTGCTGTTTTAGCAGTGCTAAACGTTCCTTGTACTATTGCATTTGGTTGGTAGTTAGTTAAAGCAACTCTTTCAGATACTTTAACAGTTACGAATCCATCTCTGAAGTTAGTAGAATCTTCTCTTGAGAATTCAACAGAAAGGTTTTCTCTAATCCAAAGCTGTGTCGCTTGGTTTAAATCACCTACTAGGAATTTACCGCTTGTAACTGCCGTATTTGCAATAAGAGGCACTCCCATAATAGTTGGCACTAAACCAGAGTAAATTTGATTTCTCAAATACTCGTTAGTAGTCGCTTTTAATAATGCGATTTTGTGTAAATCAGTTGGGTTAACTAAAATACTACTTGCTTGGTAGTTAGATAATGCTAACTGGTTACAAGCAGCAATAAGAACATCATATTCATTTGCAGCTTCTACAGACTGGTAGAATGCTCCTCCTGAAGTTGTGTCAAATGCAGCTCCGTCAGTAAATAATCCATCAAGATTTGGCGATGAACCATCTCCGTTAAGGATTTCGTTATCTTCAATTGATAAAACTTTACCAGGAACTCTAGCAGAAAGGTAAGATGATAATTGTGGTGTATCAGCTAACATTTCTTCTGTAATTCTCATAAAAGTACCAATTTTCTCAACGTTTACTGAAGTTGCAGTAATATCGAAGTCAGACTGACCAAGAGTTGAACCTTGAGCAGTAGCAGCAGCGCCATCATCATAAGCAGATTCTTTTGGGAATCTAATTGTTTGAGCATCTGTGCTTCCATTAGGAATTAAATTTCTAATGTGTACGCTTCTTGATGGGTCGAATTTAAAATCTGGAATAACTGTTTCTCCAGCAACAACACCTGTGTAAGCGTTTGCCATAGTCATATCCCCTGCTTTCATCTCAAACTTTGCAGCGTTTGAGTTACCTTTTAATAAGCTCTCAATTGCACCATCGTTGATGCTTTTAATTAAAGAACTTTTAAAGTTAGTTGGTTGGCTAGATGAAACTGCTTTCTTTTGAGCAACTTCAAATGAATCCATCCTTTTTGTAGCTTCTTCGTGTTTAGCTAAAAATTCAGTGCTTAAGTTATCAATCTCACTCTTTAATGAAGTTTCGATTTCTCCTTTAGCGTTATCTTTAGCTGAATTGAAGGCTTTTTCAATTTTAGAATCAACCAAATTTCCAATCTGGTCTAATTCATTTTTGATTTCTTCGTTCATTTTATTTTAATTTATTGATTAAATAATTATAGATTTCACTAACATCTTTTTTAACTTCTCTCGGCTCTGTGACTTCTATTTCTGTCGGCAAAGTGAGTAATGATGCAAAAATTGATTTTAGCTTTACAAGCTCCGATTCAATGGCATAACCCAAATCATCTGAAATTTGTCCTTTTCTAATAACCTTAACAAGATTGTCATATCTCTTTAATACTTTCTCACTGTCGTAGTTTCCTTTGACATCTAAAAGTATTGCTTGGTCATTTGCAGCAAGTGTCACAGCACTAATCTCATAAAGTTTAACTTCATTGATTTGTCTGTATTCACCGCTGTTGTCTTTTTGTATTGGCAGAATACCAACACTGTTTTCTGTTATAACTCCTGCTTTCATAAGTTCAATTACATCTTTTCCAAGAGTTGTTTTAGGTATTTCAGCTTCAAAATATAAACCTTTGTCATCCTCGCCTAGATTTACAATTTTACCTAGAGGTTTATCCATATCGTGCTGATAGAGATATTTAACTCTATTTCCGTTTTCTTCAATGGTTTTTTTATAAGCGCCACGATTTATGATGTCACCATCACTATCTACATTGCCAAATACTGAACCATATCCTTTTACGATTCCAGCTTTTTCATCGGCATCGATTAAGTCACCGAGTTGAGTTTGTTTAAATATCATTTTTTCCATAGTACAAATTTATAAAATATTATTCTAACACTTCTTGAGCAACTTCTCCAGCTATATATGTATAAGCTAATCCCTCAAGTAGGTTGCTTTGAACAGTTTCAGGTTCTTCTTTTGGAAAGGAAGCACTTGAACATCTGCAGTTTATTACATTAGCCGCTGAAGCGTTTGAATCACCAGGCATCATTAGTTCTTCTCCTCCAACTCTAAAGTAATCTTTTTGGTC